AAATTAAGCAACGCTAAAGGCGTTGCTTAATTTAAGTTTTCTATCGGTTGTACGTAGGCTGACGATATTTAAGCAACGGCTTTGCCGTTGCTTAAATTCGGAAAGCCACGGTAAGCAACGCCTTTGGCGTTGCTTAAATTCGGAAAGCCGCGGTACTAATGTGCAGTTTGAAAAATTGAAATGTATAAATACGTTGACAAAATATGTATGGAGTCCTTATATTTCATACAAAAGCCATTAGTTGGCGTTACGGTTATTAAAAGACCGTCGGCATCAATTAAGAGTCCTTACGTTGCAGATATCCGTTACGACGACGGTCGAGTGGCATTATGCCATACACCTGGCCTTGGTTGCTGTGGTTTAGTTGAGGCTGGTCGACGTATTTATGTCTGTGAAGGCTCCGCCAGTTCAAAAACAGATTGCGTTGCACACATAGCAGAATGCCATGATAGTGAAGGAGTTTTCTACAATGGTATTCATCCAATGGTAAGCGCGGCGGCAGCACGGGGGCTTCTCAGCCTTATTAATAGCGAAGCACGTTGGAGTGCGGAAGTAACTGTAGAAGAAGGCACGCGACTTGATTATGTCGGGTTGCTGCCAACCGGAAAAAAAATTTACGTTGAAATCAAGAACGCGATGGTAAGCCTTGAAAATGCGAAGCCACGTGCCGAGCGTCGCGCAGTTTTCCCAGAAGGCTTTCGTAAAAAGAAGGGCGAACCCGTTTCTCCGCGTGCTGTAAAACACGCACAGGTCTTACAACGTTTACTATCGGCACAGGATAGCGAAGCCTGCTATTTATTGTATACAGTACCACGCACGGATTGTGGGGATGGTATGACAATCAATAGTGCCGACCCAATTTACTATGATGCTGTTCGCAGTGCGGTCCGTGCCGGTGTAAGGATCCGTGCTTTCTCGCTAAACTACAGCCTTGATGGGCATGTGCGACTAGATCGTGAAGTACCATTTTACATTGACCTTTCTACATAAATTCTACTTCTTCTTCATTTTGGTCTGTTGTAAGTTTCATATACGGGCTTTTAATTCCAGCCGCAGCCGCGGCCAGTTCATCGCTGGCTGCATCGTTATCATTATTTGTTTGAAATTCAAGCCACGCTTCGCGGCTGAATCCAGGAACACTTTCATTCGGATAACCACGTGCATTTACTGCACAAATTGTATTTTTAATGATTCCCGTTCCCGCGTTATGAGTATGACCGTAAATCCAAGCCTTCACATGCGGTTTCATAAGTCTTTCAGAGTGTGTAGCAAAGCAACAGTTATAAGGACTTCCGTAATAGCGAGGGCTAATCAAACTATAAGATGGCATATGATGTGTAATTACACACACTTGCGCTTTTTGTGAACCCCAATAATCGATGGTTGATTCAAGCATAGCATATTCTTTTTCATGAATTAAATTAGTAATATTAGGAGTTAATTTTTGAATACATTTATCACCTTCAATAGGTATATAATTATAATCATTCATTCCGTGTGTTGCGTCAGTCTTAAAATCATTTGGAATATGTGTCCAAAGCGTACTACCAACCATAGCCACATTTTCATCACTAAGATAAACACTTGGATTATCGTGATGTAGAAAACTTACATTTTTATAAGGTGCAATGATTTCTTGTAAGTGTGTTTGAACTTCAAACATAGTTTGAGGTTTGCTATACTTCCATTGCTCCGCACGACGAGGTGCATAATATTCGTGATTTCCTGCAACGTAAAATACGCGGTCCCAGTTTTTGGAAGCATATTCGATAAAACTCGTAAAGTTGGTTTTTCGCGGTTGGCCTATATCTCCTGCTAACGCAAGGTAACGGGCTGCAGGTTTCAAGACAAGTGGAAACGCAAGTTTATCATAAAGTTCAAGATGTAAGTCGCTTACATATTGAATCCGAAAGAGCCTTTTTGCTGCCATTTTGATACTTTTATTCTAATTAATTTTAGACTTCATTTTTTTATTATACAATTACTGTGGCACTTGGATTATAAATATCTGAAGTGCGCGTAAGTTCGTGTGTGCGATTATAGCCGCGTGCGTTCATTGCTAACAAGGGACCGTGCGGAATTTTTAGTTGAGTAGCACGATGACTATGACCACAAATCCAAAGTTTAATATTAGGATAAAAAAGAAAATCAGTATTACTGGCGTAGAAACTATGCCACGCTTCACCGCGATATTCAGGCTCCAATAATGCCTTAGATGGCATATGATGAGTTATAACAATAAGTTTTTCAAGTTCGTAATCAGGTATAAGTACACTACGTAATATACTTACATGCCAATAATGTAGTGCTGATATTTCATAAGGTGTTATTAAGCATCTTTGTCCCGAATATATATTTTTGTAATCACTTTTCTTTTCTATGGCCTTAGCCCACATAGCTTTATCACTATCCGACCATAGCGTTGCACCAACTATGCGCAGCTGCGTGCCTGGTATACGGTAACTTGCACCGCATTGAAGAAAAATAATATTCTTGAATTTCAAACAAATATTATAAATATGATTATCAGTTTCACCTAATGTTCTGCCAAAAGGATTATGATATTCGTGATTACCTGGCACAATAAAAACAGTATGCCAAAGTCGTGAGCACCACGCTAAAAAGGCTTCAAACCGCGGCTCCCACGCTGAACATATATCGCCTGCTAGCGCTAAAAAGGGCGCACTAGGCGTTAAAAAATTACAAAAATTAGTCCCTTGTGGCCACATATCAATATGAAGGTCGCTAGCATATTGAAGTTTCATTACTATTTACAAGGGCAATGTATTTAGGACGGATCTTCATCCACCGTAATATTTATTGGATTGCGCGATGGCTCTGTTTTTTGTTGTGCTTGTGGTGTCATTGTATCAGATGAACACCGCATTAAAATGCCATAGCAAGAGCATAAAAGAATCAAAAATGTAAAGCCACCAATGCTTATAGCCGTAAGCAATCCTAGATTTAGCGAATCAGTATTTGATGATGTACTGTTAGACATTGTTATATTTTATGAAGATAGTTTTACGTAGTAGGTGCCGGCACAGCAACAGATTCATCATCTGGCTCAAGCAGCGGCTCGAGCCACGCATCATGCTCTGCCTCCACAATATTGAATTCGCGGAACAACTCGCGTGCGGCGGCTTCACGCTCCGCCATTGGACGCTTCCGCAGCGCCGCAATCCTGAATTGAAACACCTCGCGCGGTGCCTCCGTTTCCAGAGTATCATCAAAGCCTTGTAGCACATTTACAAGTCGCGCCATTTTGCCATTAGAGCACATTCCACGGCCCTCATAGACCTCCTGCGCAAGACGCGTACAAAGCGTTGCGTGATGCTCGTGGCCGCGAATAAACGCCCAAACGCGGTCAACAACATCGCCGTAACGAACACTAAATGCCTCGGTATTGAAATAGTCATTTGTCAATTCGGTAATTGCGGCATCACGCGTATTTTCTGCACCATGCGGACCAGGACCATACCAACGCACGCGCACACGGTCGTTAAACGCTGCAGTAATCTCCTCTAGCACATTTACACCAGCAAGAATTGGACGTGCCAATAGTGCTACAACAGCCTTATGAGTTGAATTCTGAACGCTGCTGCGGTGAATGTTTTGTGTATCGGTCGCAAAGGCGCGAAGGTTGATTCCGCCCTCGGGGTCGCGCTGAAAGACAACGGGCTCGCGACGAAGTTGCGCGTTGAAGGCTGCGCGACGTGCGGCCTCTGCTGCTTCCGCTGCTGCGCGACGTGCAGCCTCTTCCTCCGCGCGTTGTCGTGCTACAACTAGTGCGCGAACTGGATCCGAATCGCTAAGTGTGCGCAGTAGGTCAATTTCACCATATACTACAAGTGCTTCATTAATTGATGCTAGTATAGCGGTACGCTCCTCAAGCGGCACATCTCGATAGTTTGCGTGGTCAGGATGATTACCAAATGCTTGAAACCTAAGTTGAATAATAGCCGTGATAAGCGGTAGGTATCCTGGATGTGTCTGTGGCATATAGGTTAGCGCAGTGTACGCCTTTGGAATATTATAAGTAGGCAATGAGTTTCCGTTCCAAATATCAACTGCTTTTCGTGCGTGGTCAATAATCTTGATAGGACCAAGATTACCTGCGTCCGCAATATGTCTGTCGCGTTTAGCAATCTTTTCTGCACGACGTGCAGCGACCTCCGCTTCACGACGTGCGGTCTCCGCAGCACGTTGCCGTTCCGCTGCTTCGGCCGCACGACGTAGACGCTCCTCGGCCGCTTCACGCTCAACGCGGGCCAAATCGGCGTGGGCGGCTTCATACCGGGCACGAAACTCCGCATCATCGCGCATTTTCATATTGAAGTGTCGCGTACAAAGACCCTCAAAGTGAGTACCATCATAACTACACTGCCTACGCGTAGTCGTAATCGCATTACACTGGGGCATCTTTTAGAAAGGAAAACTAGTTTTTAAAAGAATGAAAGAACTTAATAGCACCGTATCAAATTTTACGCGGACACCAGTGTGTTCAATTTTTCAGGGGTGGTGTGTTTTTACCAGTAGCAACCACCCTCAACAGCTTTGCTATTGGAAGGAATTTCATCCTCAGATGGAGAAATCCATGCCGGATTAAAAAAACTACTAATAATACTGTGAGTAGCCCAGCGTTTGCCCTTTACCCCACACATAATCTGAGTGGCGCCGCCGGTATGAATCGCGGCAACGCCTGCTTTTTTAAGTGTAGCGGCCAACGGAAGACTTAATGCTCCTACGCCAATAAGTGCAACCTTAGCACCAGAAGCCAAAACAGCATCTGCCATATACTTTACAGCTGTACGCCACCCCGCGGCTTCCACCGCCGCCGGCCAGCTAGCACCAGGGGATAAATATGGGCTGTAATGGGCTTTGATAGGTAAAAGTTCTACTGCTGGATTCCAAAGCGGCGTTGTCGGCCATAGTTCCGTCATTTTGCTTGACTGAGCTGTAATAGAAGACGCAAACGGCGTTACAATAGCAACTTTTGTGCGGTTTTGGATTCTATAAGTCCAACGATTTGCGGCGGCTTCTTCGTAGTACGGTTCAATGCTTCGTGCTGGAAATCGCTTTGACTTGGGTGAAAACGCATTAAGAATTTGACTTTCTTGAATCGGATTTAGAGTATTCCATTCTGCAAGGCCATCTATTTCTCCAAGGACTTCGCCTAGCATATGCTGTGCCCAATCGTCTAATGTTTCATCCGTTGCTGGGAAAAGCCCTGCGTTTACAGTCATATTTTTCTTAATATCCGAAAGATACGGATATTTTGTTTCGCCGCGACGCATACAAATATAAAACCACAGTGCTTCAGTTTCACTTGTGCCCAGTTTGCCAGCAGCAAAAATACGGCGGCTTGCGATTTGTGTTGCGAGCCACAATGCACCCTCTTTTTGTGTGAAAAGCGGAGGACCTTGACGTTGTACACCGCCCATTTTAAATATTTAATGGTCTATCCTTAAGACCGCTACTTAGAACTTTGGGAAACAGAAGCAGCAAGTCGGCGCCGAGTTGCTGCGGCAATAATTGCACGTCGCTCTTCGTCGGTTTCGCTTGGCGGTGGTGGTGCCGGTGGTTCCGATGGTTCCGATGGCGCCTGCGGCGGGGTAACTGGACGGTCTAGCGGTGCCAACAATTCCAATCGTAATTCGCTTCCACGAATACAGATAACATTTTCATGTGCCGGTAGTAGGTCCGTAAGTGTTACACTAAAACTGTGGGTGCCAAGCCAAATTTGATAAGTATTGCCTCGCAGCAGACAAGTATATTGCTCGAATCCATCGCGTAGTAAGGTCTCTGGATCATTGCTGTCACGAAAATGGTCAGAACTATGTGGAAGTAGCGTAATTTGGGTTCCAAGCGAAGGCATATATCTTTCGCACGTTACAATTTCAGTATCGTGAAAGAGTTCTGAAATAATCCAGGCTGGAGCGTAAATCGTATTTTCATCATCATAATGCGCAGCATAAATAACTGCCGGCACTGATTGCTCAACTCGGTTCTTTAGAAGAACAATAGCCGTTACACCAGCATCTTCTACGCCCGTAGTGAATTGTTCAAATGTAGCACGGCCTACCCAAATACGGTCGCTACATTCGTGCCTAAGCAAATCATCCTCCGTAAGGGAGCCAAGAAAACAAAGTGGTAATACCTTCATTACTAACAATTGGCTAATGTAGCAGTGCTTTCAATTTTCGTGTGTTAAAATAGGGATGACGCAGCGTCAAACACAAAGACTACCGCAGCGCGGAGGCACGGTGAAGAAACCAGCACCGCGTTGCCAATGCTACGGTAATGACAATAAGCCATGTCCGAAAATTGCGACATTTGGCTCTCTTTTTTGTACCGAGCACAGCGGATGTCCAATGAGTCCGCGTAGCGGTGCAGAGCCGCGTTTTGAGCCTGAAGTATGGAACAATGACGAAGCAACTTATAAATCTATGAATTGTTACGCATACGCATTTGATTTTCGGAATCCATCGCTCATTGACGAATGTCGACGTAACAATGGAAAAGACTGCCGTAAATATTTTCCGCAGCCAGGTGCACTTAATGGAGACCGCGATGCACTAGATGCGTCCGCACGGCGAAATTGCCGCGTTGTGGAACGGCTTATGAAAGCCGATGTTCCCGACATAGTTAATTCATCATTCCAGGACAAATGTCCTCCTGGAACAAGTAAAATAGGTCTTGTTGTTGACCCAGGTGAAGATTATCATTTTTATCGCTTAGACCCAGATGGATATTGGAGTCATAAAGACGGGTCAAATAAAGTGAAACGGTTTGATGCGCTGCGGCGTCGTATTTTTAATCCTGAAGGTGCAAGTCGTGATTATCGGTGGCAAGGTTCTGACCTTAACTACCAAGATTTTTGCGGGTTTTATTGCGTCCCGCGGAATCACCCCATCCTTTTAGGACAAGGCGGCGAGCGTTTGTACTCGGCGGGACAGAAACAGACGGCTGGGGCACATTTGGGACAGAAGACGCGGCGGGGACTGGGACAGCAGGGGCGGCGGGGACTGGGACAGCAGGGGCAAAAGACGCGGCGGCGGGTGGTGGCACGACGTCAGACTCGTCGTCATCTTCGCTCTGGGCTTCCTTGGTAAATAAATCGCTATCAGGAAACCAAGAAGCTAGTGCGGCCCTGAAAGATAAACGCCGCGACACATCAAATTCCAACATATGTCGCATCAATGATAAAAATTCAGTGTGTCGTTCTTTGTAAAAGGAAGAACGTTGGGTTAAAGGATCCAATAGGTACTCGGCGTAACTATTGAACCACCACCGTCCAAACATCCATACTTGTGCCTTTTCATCATTTTCTTGTTTTGAAATATTTATTAAAATATGCTCGGATAATTGCATTCCTAACAAATCGCTAATCATCTGAAAAGTATTATTCCGTCGCAACTGGTAGTATATTGCTTCAATTGGAACATCAGATGCTACGCCATTGCGTGCGTGTATCTCAGGTGGGGCTACACGGCCTGGGCTCCATTTTTTCGGAATAGTTATATCAGCTGTTCCTTTTTGAACACATTTTTCCAATTCTAACGTAAAATCTCGTTCAAAAGTATTCATGACTCTGTTTTCAATTACGGTTGTCTATAAGGGAAATAAACGCAAGACCAATTAAGGATGACATTTGAAGTAATGCTCTACGGCACAGTTGCTGCGCTAGTAGTAATATTAATTTATGAGGTGCTACGTCGCAACGCTTTCAACGAAGGTTTTACAGATGGAGTAGTGCCCGAATATTTCGGAAAGTATTTCCCGCGACGTTCCGATGTTGTGCCGGGGCAACGTGAAGACGTAGATGGATGGTTACGCAATTGGCGTTACTTTGAAGGGTATGTCGATGTACAACGTCTTGGCTACAAAGCGGACTTTTGTCGTGTTGTAGAAAAACAAGATATGCCTGGCTCGCGAATAATGGCGTGTGCTTTAGCGGGACAAGAGGGTCTTGATTCACTTGTATATCGAACGGATTCAATGCGTAGTGGTATGCGATTTAGTCGCGATGACTATTTTCGCGACGTAGACGGCGACGGTCGCGATGACTATTGTCGGATTTTAAAAGTAGCAAAGGCACCATCAGACCGCTGGGCGGCTATAGCGGTCCCCGCTGGGCTTACGCGCTTCAAACCTATTGGTAACACCGAAGTAACAAAGGGTGACGGCTTCCTACCCCCAAGTGAAAATACATTACCAGTAGGCAGTGGCGAAATCCCTGATAACGATCCGCCACCTGAAATCAAAGACTTACTATGGTTCTATGAAGGTATAATGGTATGGTATCGCTGGTTTGATGATATGATAGATTACGCCGAAAATACCCAGATATCCATTGCGGGTGAAGCACGTATTGAGGAAAAGCCGACAACAATTACAAAGGGGCTTGAACTAAATAGGCTTCCCGCAGCGGCTGAGCAATATCTGAAAATCGGCGAAAATCCGCGGCTCGAGTTTGACTCGGTTGTCGCGATTAGAAACTTACGGGCGATTAGCGTATGGGCATACTTTGATGAATTTACAAATAACGCACGAATCTTTGATTTTGGAAACGGTGCGGGACGTGATAATGTATTGTTAGGAATCGAGGGCCGTGGAAACAAGGGATCGACCTTTGGCACGCTACGCGGACGACCGTCTGAAAATAATGCAGTATGTTCATCAAAACCCGCATCCGAGACAACGCCGCAACACTACTTGGAGACCTCAGACGCAAATGTTGACGTATGGGAGTGTCCTGGACCAATGCCGGTAGATTCTACCTATCCAGAAGACGAAAGCATGGGTGAAGATGTGACACCGACCGCGAATCTATTGTTTGAAATATGGGATACGCAACAACGAAAAATGCGGATTCGAGTACTTGATGCAATACCTTTAAAACGCTGGGTTCATATTGCTGCGACTACAACAGACGCAACAAGCATACGCCCAACTTGGCAAATCTTTATAGATGGAGTCAAGAAATATGAAGAGCCCGATGGACACGTTCCTCTGAAGTCTTACTTGACGCGGAACTATATTGGTCGTAGCAACTGGGAAGGCGTTTCTTCACAGTATGAAGACGGCGATGAGCGGTTCCGCGGAGCTTTATTCGATTTCCGTCTTTATCGGCAGCCAATGAGTGGGTCTAAAATAAGTAAGACAGTGGCTTGGGGTAGACAGAAACTTGACCTATTGAAGAACGTTGGCAAAAATTGATGACCCATTTTGTTTTGAATATTCGTGTTCAAGTTGACTTGCAGATTTAATTCCTTTCAATGGACGATTTTAAGTGTGTAATCCTTCTGAATGAAACTCGTAAGGAAGCATTGTACGTTCCAGAGGGAGATGTAACCGAAGAAGGTGCAAAAGATGTCGAAGATGATTCCGTGTACGAAGCCTTTCATCTTACAAAATATTTGAAACATTATCTACATTTGATCAAATCCTGGTCTTTCAGCGATATTATATTAATTTATCATCCAAAAGGTAATATTAGCTACTTTACGCTTGAAAAATACAAAGAATTGAACTTTATTACCTACAATAAAGAAGCACATCTTCTTATGCCGTCTGATTGTAAATAGGGGTGGGTATTCGCCCACACCCCAGTTTCTGCTAAGCAGAAACTGGGGTTATAGCCCTCTTTTTGCCTCGCAAAAAGAGGGACGCCCCTAAACCCCACCTAGAAAATCTGAGGTTTGCCTGCGTCATGGATTATATTAGATAACAAATAACAAATTAAAAGATCATGTGAAACTAATTTCACATTATCCTTAAATCTACTATTTGGGTCCTAAAAAACGCCCATCCCTAATTGTAAATAGTTGTGAAAAAATTGAATGAACCCTACGGGTAATTTTGAATTTGGATTCCTATTTTAAATATATATTTCTTACAATGAGTACTAATTCTTTCTGTTCTTTGTGCCTAAAATACAAAGGAAAGCGTATTAATCACGGTGGTGAAGGCTGTGCCCTTGGTGCATCTACGCTTTGTAGGCGGTGTCATCATCGCGGTCATCTTTCCGTAGACTGTAATGCACCGCATCCTCAATGGGAGCGTCCTGTTACATTGGAGGAACTAATTCCTATCGATATTCGTCTTCGTCTTAAGATAAATACCCACACACCAATTACATACAGTGGTCCAAGAGACTACTCTGAATTGCCTCCTATGAATACCATTATTGTTCCAGATGGATTCAAAGAGTTAAGTGAGTTTGTAGAGACGCACGGTATCAATGTAGAAAAGGTAACAAAGCCTAGTCGTAAAACGTTGCTCCGTGCGGTAAAGGCGTGGGGTGTCTCTCACGGCTATAGGATTCTCCAGACTGTAGAGGTGCCTACCTTTTCTCAGAGTATTGTAGATGAAGACGCGACGGCATAACAAACAACGTAGGCAACGACGCGGTCAAGGGAAAAGTAAAACAAGAAAGCACCGTGGAGGATTTTTAGCACCACGTGCCTCTATTGTAGAGTATAAGCAAGACCCTTATTCAGGCGGAGTACTTATGAGTCTTGAAGATGCTCTTGAATACAAGAGCAATGACCCTATACGTTTCTAATCACAGAGATATACCCTAGGTCTCCAGAGCGACACTCTGGTGGTCAGGAAAAAATTGAACGGACCGAAATAAGGCCGTAGTATTTTGGCTTACCTATTTACTCAAGTATCAAGTTGCTATTTGAGTAAACCTAGCCGCGTTCCTTCCTTTCCTACAATGCCTAAGTTGGTCCGCCCGTATAAGGGCTTCCACTACCACGCTCACCAGAAGGCGGCTATCCGCTGGATGATTGACCGTGAGGCAGAAGATGCCACCTACGTTCGCGGTGGCATCCTTGCAGACGAGATGGGTTTGGGCAAGACGTGGATGACCATTGGTCTTCTACTAAATGCACCCGTTCCAGACTCGCTGCTCCTTGTTCCACCGGTACTTCAGCCCCAGTGGTGCGACGCCCTACTTACGTGCGGCATCGCCCACACCGTACTATGTCCGCCGTCCGCAAAGGGCGGTGGTGGAGTATGGAAGCCCGTTGAAGGACGTGTAAGCGGTATTCACGTCACTGTAGCCACCTATGACCGTGCGTTCAACAACCTACTACTGGTGTCTGAGCGCACATACGACCGCATCATCTGTGACGAGGGTCACGTGTTCCGCAACGGCCGTAGCAGCCGCAAGTTTGTCGGTCTTTCCGGCATTCCCGCGGAGAAGCGGTGGATCCTGACCGGTACGCCCGTTCAGAACCGCAAGCAAGACTTCCGTAACCTTGTGACCTTCCTGGGAATGCCCGTAGAGGAGCGTCTGAAGGTAGCAGATGAACTCTTAGCACGCACGCTACTGCTGCGCCGTACGGTCAGCGATGTCCGTGCTACCGTGGCATCAATGCCTATTGCCAAGCCGACCCACGTACTCCATACCGTCAAGATGCCCGAGGGCGGCGAGGAGGCAAAGGTATTCGACTCTCTTGTAGGGCGATTTGAACACGCCATCGAGGTCGGAGCAAAGGGTACCATCATCCTTGAGCTGTACCTTCGCATCCGCCAGTTTATTGCACATCCAGCCATTTACGTGGATGCTATGAAGCGCAAGTATCGCGGTACCTATGCACGTACCGGATGGACAAGCACCGCATCCAAGGCAGATGCATTTGACCACTTTCTTACTTCTGCCCCACAGGAGCCCACTATTGTGTTTGGCACCTTCCGTGAAGAGCTGGAGGTGGCAGCCGCGACTCTTGAGCGCCGCGGCTACAAGACGTGGATGATTCGCGGAGGTATGAGCGATGCACGTCGTGCGGCCGTCACAGAGGAAAGTCGTGCGGCTGCTGCGGTCGGTGACGCGGTCGCGATTGTTGTCCAAATCGTAGCAGGTGGTGCAGGTTTGAATCTTCAGCACTGCTCCCGCGTTGTATTCCTGAGCTCCCACTGGAACCCTGCGGTTGTAGATCAGGCGATTGCACGTGCGTATCGTATGGGCCAGACCAAGCCAGTTACCGTCTACCATTTGCTACTCGCAGACGATGCGGAGAAGAACCTGGACCGGTACATGGCTGGTCTTCACGGCGTAAAGCGCTCTGCTGCTGTTGAAATTCACCCACTTCTCTTCTGCGATACGGCAATTGATGCTACGGCTGTGAAGACGGCGATTGATGACGCTGCTGCTACGGGACGCGCCGCTGCAGTGGATGATACGCTGGACGAGTTCATGTAAACATAAAAACATAAAAACCAGAAAAACAAAGACAGCAAAACGGAAAAACCTACAAAATTTTGACTAGTGCCTTGTTAAGTATGGACGCAACTAATCAACGCACCTCAATGCTACGTGACATACGCGAAATGCTAACAAATCTTTTTGTAAACATAGCGCGTGTGCTGTTTTTTTGGTTACCCGGTGGCGACCCTGCGTATGGATATGCTCTTTTAGCAATACATCCATTTATTATAGCTTTTGGCGTCGCACTTTTTTTTGCATTGCCGCCCCGTAATTTCATACGCATCTTTATTGCGTTCTTGTCTGTTGTAACAGTCGCTACACAGTGGCTTCTAAAAGGGTGTGTTGTTACACGGGCCGAGCAGCGGCTTACAGGCGGAAAGATGACAATGATGGACCCATTTTTGACCTTAGCGGGGCTACCATCTGACCGAAACACTAGGATTGCAGCTACATTAGGAATGGGAACCGCACTTTCAGCCACACTTGTCTGGGCACTTGTATGCGATTTTTTGCGGTATTAAAGGCCAATTATTTAAAAAAGACAAGAAAATGAGCAATACAATCAAGAATTTTGTAGATGGACTGACGGCTGAAGCACCAGGGACACCACATAGTGTTCAACTTGAAGTTGATACGGATGGTGATATACACGCACTTTACGAAGTATTACTCATGACCATGACTGAAATATTGAAAAAGTGGTACGCACCACCGATTACGATTAGTCGCGTATCGGCATCTGATTTGGAGCGACTACAGGCCTACTTTGCAAGTTTTGGATATAAACTGAATCTGACAATTACGGAGACACCACGAGTTTTACATATTAACAATCGCGATTACCTTCAGAAATCACGATTGTCGGATATGAAATTTAGCGTTGCTGATGATGGTCAACTTTATACTGTATTCTTTTCCAACTTTCCAAGGATGTAATTTAACCCATAAATAACTGCGACCCCTAACAGGACGCGAACAGGTAATGGTCGTGGGAAAATAAGGATGATAAGACCTAGCAATACCGCACTAAATACCACAAGAAGCTTTCGTTCAGGACTTAGACTAAATCCTTCACGAAGATTTGTTTTAATATCATACTTTGTATCGGCACTAACTTGACCTTCAACGCTTTTCAGACCTTTGATTGCATACATTGGATTAGTTGGGTCATTAGGTGGAGCATCGCTTCCTGGAAGTCGCGAATCAACCGCAACAATTTGTGGCATCCTTAATTTTGTCTACGGTTTTTAGCAGTCCTGCGACGACGTTGCTTACGGCAGCCACCGGTTGCAGACTTATACATAGGTTCAATATGAAGCGGTGAAATTTGAGTACCAACGTAAGGACTAAAACTCGCACCAGTATTATCGTTGGGGCGTTGGTGATAAAAAACATCGGGGTTCCCTGCGGTTTGTGCAGCGGCGACTTGCCATCCATACAAGGTTGCAGGAAACGGTGCACTTGCCCAAGCCCCTGTACTTTGCGGCCCCGTATAAAGACCACCGTTAGCCAACGGCGGCGGTGCAGTATTTCCAGAACCCCATGCTAAAGCACCCGGATATTGTGCCCAACTGCCCCAAGTAGTTATAGGTAGCGTAGAAGACCCTCCGCGTTGCTTTACACTACGGCGTCGCACCATTTTAAAATGGCTGCGGAATAAATTTAAACACAATAAAAAAATTAAGATAAGAAAATGTCCTTAAATTCAGACAATGAGCCTAAATCTGTAAGAGCACGACGTATGATAACTGAAGTTGAAGCAGCTCTTAGCACTCAAACACCCGCGCAAGTCTCGGCGCATTTTCCAGAGTACCAACGCGAGTTTCCAAAAATCTTTGAAATGTTGCTCACCCGCACATATCGACGGGACTTTTTAGAAATGATGCTTCAGCAGTTAGAACGCGTTGAAAGGGGAACAACCTCGCAACATAACGCAAGTGTTGCAGTAGGCACAGTATTAGTTGACGAAATTGTTAAACCGCAACTCCGCGCAGCAGGGAAAACGGTATAGATTTTATCGTGGCTTAACTCGCATAAAAGGATTGCTAACGGCCGAGGATGTTAGTGTTCCATCACGAAATCCACTAAAACTCAAGATTGATGTAGTAGTTGAACGATTCCAACTACTATAGGTAACGCTATTTGTTGAATTCAATATATGAAGTAAATCATTACTTTCACGATTGACACTATGTTCAAAGTCTGATTTCCAGGCAGTAGCAACTTGCTCACCGTGTTCCTCACACCACGCAATTGAACGCAACACATTTGCACGCACTAGTGTTCGAATAGTTCCATAATCTGTAGTTTTAATGAGATTTAGAGTTTCTTGAATAACAGCATATTCAACATGCTCAATTTCCATTTGAATACTAGAAATCTTTAATAAACAACTACGCCAAGCTAAACACGTTGGTGTTTTTAGCATTGGGATTTTGAAATTTTGAATTCTGCTGTAATTTTGCAATATTGACACAATATCCGCACAATCGCCAAGAAAACCCTTTCCAATAATATAACGCTCCGCATTACCGGCACGACTTGTGCGGGGTTTGATTATGCCCCAGGAACGAAACGCACGACTAAGTAGCCAAATCAGGTCAATCGTAGGTTGTTCAAGAGTATCAAAGCATTTGATGATAAGTGCTCCACCTTTACCCAATACTTGTATTCCCAACAGTGATTCGGCAAGTAAAAGTGGAAATATACTATCTTCTTGAGCATTATAGTCGCTGCTAAAATCAAATCCACCATCCGCAGTAAATAAATGAACACCTAAAGGATGTGCAGCATTTACTGCTGCTACATATGAATCTTGATTTTCTTTGATTAAGATATTTCCAGTTTCATCGGCACCGTGATGTATGCTGATTTGTGGATGAGATTCAAGAAAGTGAGCTGCTTTTCGCCATCCAGGAATGTTTTTTGCATCTGAGCGGAGTGTAATGGCGTGAGCCGCCTTAAAATCCCAACTTTGTGATTCACAATGCGTAAAACACGCCTCAATAAAACCACCTGGTCCCTCCGCTGCGTGTGCGGATACCAGTCCACCATCACGCTCTACTAAATCCGCCAACTCACTATCAAGGTTAAGTCTCTTCCAAAGCTCAATCATCTTGAAGTAACTTCTGCTTAGCGGTTGCCTAATGGCAACAGATCGACTGCTTCGCCGATTCCAACTTAAGAAGATATATTCATATGGATTCGTAATTTTCTTATAATCATCCCATTTTCCTTCTTTATAGTATAAATCAATGTTATTTTTTGCTTGTTGAAGACTACGACATTCAGGGCTACTGATTGTCAATAAACTATGAGGCGGCGGACCGCTAAACGGCTCGGGTGGTTCTAACAACGGACCACCCGAGTCAAATACCTCCAATACATTAAACATACTGTAACCTTTCACAATACCTTAAAGTAAAGTGATGTCATTTTTTTTGAAAAATCGCCATAAATATCATCCCAAGCACTATTATTAAGCGGAGACCACCATTTGATGCTATCTTTTTCAGAATTATCCGCTGGCAGCATAGCCTTCAAGTCTTTATCATCTTTCAAAATAGTTAAGCGTTTCTGTGCTTCAAACAATACTTCAGGCGTTGTATTTGCTTTCCAATACTGATAACAAAAATACGCACTAGATATATGCGATTCAGGCCACGCTTGTTTGTAAACATATGGTAATCTTTGTAAATCCTTGATTTCTTCAGGTAAGATTTTTGCTTCCTCTGTTAGCTCGCGGAGCACACCTTCGCGTTGATATTTTTCAAGAGTCTTAGCAGACATTTTAGAGCCGCGTTTCACACCAGTTGCGGCAAACTCTTTCCATTCCATTTGCCCTTTTGGAGGTTCCCATGCGGCTTTATTTGTCCGCTTTCCAAATTCATGAACAAGTACAATTTTATTCGGATTTTTTGAATTATGAAGAAAAAGTATATTACGCAAAAAGACTTTTTGACCACCCACTGTATTTATACACGCGTAAGATTTGCCACTCGGGAATGTGTGGTAATCTATTTCCATATATCAGCTTATTAAATGAGTGATAAAAAATTATATTAAAATGAATACAGTAGACGGCGTCGGCGTCGCTTACCGTGGCTTTCCGAATTTAAGCAACGGCTTTGCCGTTGCTTAAATATCGTCAGCCTACGTACAACCGATAGAAAACCGAAATTAAGCAACGCCAACAGGGTTGCTTAATTTCGGTTTTCTACGGTACTTTCGGTTTTCTATCTGTCGTACGTAGGCTGACGATAGCCACGGTGCCGTAGAATTTAGGAATTCTACAGTACCATAGTCTTCCGAGATTTTATTATGATAGAAATCTAATCAAGCATAGAAATCTCCAAATCATCCTCCATTGTTTCTGTAATAACATTATCGGGCGCAGCTGGCATTGGCACAGTCATTCGCAGATTCTGTGGAGCACACGGTCCATCCAGATCATCATCACCATTCATAATCTCTTCTAACTCCTCGTCATTCATTGCACCAACGCCCTTCTTGATTGATACAATCTGGTCAGGCACTCCAATCTTGACCGCGGCGGCTTCGTCAAACAGAATTTCACTGAAAGCCGTTCCTGCACGAATTGGTGCACCCAACATAACCTGTGCACTCACTCCCAACACAGGGTCACGCTCGCCAAACATAGCTGCACGTAGCGCAATATCCTCCGTTTGCTCAAAGCTCATCTTAGCCAGTGGCCCAATATCATTTTTATTGATGCCGTAACGGTCAACGCTCATTACACGGCCCTTGTGGCACATCTTATCCAGCAATAGGCCAACATGGCGATAGTTTACGGAACTACCAGACTCCTTGAACAATGTATCAATCTCTTTGTAAAGTGTGGCGCGAGTTGCTTCAATGCCTAGATTGTTAAGCATATCGTGAATATCTGAGCTCACTACCTTTGTTGCATCAACATCAGGATGCGTCAAGATTTCTAGATAGTTACTGCCATCACTCACAAGAACATATTGCTCAACCGGTGCATAGCCCTTGCCGTTATACTCATAAGTATCTGTTGTCTTAGTGTAGTTTACGGCACGCAGCCCAGGAATACCACGCACGGCTGTACCTGTCAGAATCTTATTTTGAAGGCTCCGCAACGCATTTAAGTCATCAATCGAACTTACAGTGTTGCGAAGACGTGCGCGGAATACAAGGCGCGTTGAGTTGTAATCAGTATAGAGGGTTTCAAGGTCTGAGCTAAACTTAGTATTCAGGATAAACGCAATGTCGTCCATTGTAATATCCTTCGCAAACATCCGTTCGCGGTCAAGTTCAAATCGTAGAATCCACGGGGATTTTTGTGGCACAATGGGCGCCGCTTCCGCATCGCCTTCAGCATCCGACGTGGTGCCGGCCGCTAGTGCGTCAGCCGGTTGCTCTGCTGCTGCTGCACCTACGGATTCATTTGCCATTTCATAAGCACCAAGATAGGCCAACCAATCTGCATCTTCGGCTACAAGAGTCTTAGAATCACGCGGGTCGTAGTAAATGCGAGCAACTGTTACGACATCTTCAAGAAGCGTAAATTCCAATTCGCGTGCAACGCGCCGTGCCTCTTCTTTCTTGTTGCGAAGATCTGCTCGAAGTGGAATCACAACTTCAGTTGCCTTCGGTTTTTTAGTCGCTTTTAGCAATTCCTTCAGTCGCGGGACACCACGTGTCATATTAGACTTAGCGGCTACGCCACTCAAGTGGAACGTATTCAAAGTCATTTGCGTAGCCGGCTCACCAATAGATTGTGCTGCAATCACACCCACAGGCTGGCCAGGCTCCACCCAGCTCTGCCAATGCCGTAGCACCGCTTGCTGAACAAACGCATCAAGGGCAACCTTACTATAGCCAAGACGTAGTAATAGCGTAGGTCGCATATGCCAACGCACCAACGCACCCCATAGTTTATTCTTAGGATGCGTACGATTCAGTAGCGTTGCCTGAGCTTCCAACACTTCTTGTGGTGTGACCGTTGCTTCGTTATCCTTAAGATTGAAACTATACTTAACGGTACGTAGCATACGGTCAAGATGAACAGGATAACGTACAGCGTCTCCGTTTTTGCCAAGGAAGACCTTTTCAATAACAAGTGCACGGTCAGCCTTAGCGGCGGCAAGGTACGCCGCGGCACCGCTTGCGCCATCAGCCGCGTATTCGGTCGCAAGTTTCTCGTCCGTAAAAGTGCCAATAGGTAGTTTCTGGCCCTCGAGTTTAGTCGCATTTGCACCATCTTCACCGTAGCTAATCTGCACCAAATTGCCGGTCGCATCGCGAACCGAGCCATCGTGTTGCGTAATCAGGTCTTCTAGCGCAACCCGAATCTGACGCTGCATATAGCCTGTATCCGCGGTTTTTACAGCCGTATCAATTAGACCCTCGCGACCTGACATTGCGTGGAAGAAGAATTCCTCTGGTTGAAGACCTTTGATAAAACTGCTGCTGATAAAGCCACGTGCCGCTGCACTGTCGTCAAACCGTTTGAAATGTGGCAGCGTACGATGCTGGAAACCATTAGGCACACGTTTGCCCTCAATAGCCTGTTGACCCAGCGTCGCCACCATCTGAGAAACGTTTACATTGCTGCCCTTTGAACCGGCCTTAATCATATTTGTCATACGATTAGTATCCGCAAGGGATGCTAGGCCAATCTTACCCGCCTCATCAACCGCTTTGTTAAGCGTTCCCATAAGCTTCGCTTCAAACTCTTCTTGATTGCTACGACCGCTTGAGTTCTCAAACAATCCCGTATGAAGTTGTAGAATCTGATCCTCGATTGTCTTGCTAAGTTTATTTAGTGCCTCGCGAATAGACTTATTTGTCTCATCGTCCGCAATTAAGTCACTAATGCCCACACTGAAACCACTATTCATTAGGAAATTAGCAATCATAGCTTGTAGGGAATCCAAGAAATCTACCGTCATATCTGGCCCGTAATCGTTGTAAATGATGTGAAGCAATTGCTTACCAAACACGCCCTTATCTAGCGTACCTTTGGTCAGCAGACCGCGGTTAATTTCCACATCTTGATCCGAGCTGTTTTTCATCGCAAGGCTGACCGGCGGTAGAATCGCGCTTAGCAATTGACGACCGCTCCACATTGGCTGTGGGTCCTCCGTAACGGGCGGCGGCAGCACGCCGTCCCAGCGCTTTGCGTGGATAAGCAGTGACATTGCCTCCTTTTTCGTAAACAGGACGCCGTCACGAGTAAAGCGATTTGCACCAACCAGTGTATCTTGTACTACAGACACAATTGGTGCAGATTCGCGAGGGCTCACAATCTGGAGCGGGACCGCCGCAATATTGCGGAGCTCAGTGGCCGCTTCAACAGATTGGGGCGCATGAAGATTCATCTCCCTCGACGGTTTTGCCAATACAATGGCAAACTGAAAGTCGAGTACCCAAAGTTTCCCTTGGGAGTGGACTATACCTTAAGAACTTTCAGACTGGCTAGGTCTTCATTAAGTCCCGACTCACATCTAGTCTCTGAACCTTCCCCATAGCCTACCAAATGACTTTAGGGGCTTGGCTGCGGATTGCCCAATTCCTGGCTTTTTTACCATACCGTGTGTCTTTCTCACACGCCAGCACCAGCTTTCGCAGGTGCCTTGGTATCCAGGACTACAGATTCATCACCTTCAGGGGTAATGCTACCACGCAAGTCTGCAGGTAGCGAATCTGTCAGGATTTCACCTTTATGTTCTTTGATGAAAGCGATTGCTTTTTGCTTTTGTGATGCGACAAGAGTCATATTAAGTTTATCAGATTTGCTAAGATTTTCTGGTCCGAACATTGGTGCCAAGTTGGACCAATTGAAACATGACTTGATATTTTCTTCAACACTGAAGTCAAAGATGGCACAAGGCATTGTGTGATCAACATGCCAAGTATTACCATAGTTATCCCAAGTCATGCCTTCAACCATATTGCGCTCTAACCACGCACGAAGCGTATCCCAAGAGCATCCTAGCATTTCCTTATACTTTTCATTGCCTTTCTTTGATCCGCCTTTAATGAAATTGCGGACTCGGTTGCGATAAAGTTTTTCAAGGCGAAAGTTCATATCATCCGCATATTTCTCACGAAGATACTTGCTGCGTTTAACTTTGCTTTCGTCTTTGGATCTGTAAGATTTACAAAGATCCTTAAACTTTTCAGGATTCGTTTTTCGCCATTCGTAAAGACGACTCTTTTCACAACCTAGGCAAACTCTTGATTGATAACGAAATTCGGTTGCAGCCTGCGTTTTTTCGCATTTTACACAAGTCTTTGGTGGATCAGATTCAGACGCACGATGTTTTTCTTCCTTATCGCGTTCTGATTTACATTTCTTACAGATATTTAATCCGTAAGCAAATGATGTGCCCGTTTTTTCGATTTTACATTCGGTACACAATTTCTTGATCTTTTCACCATCGGCTTTGTGTTTTTTTGCTGCTTCGCGGCGCCATTCGTTATGACAGTCACGGCAATCTGTGCGCATGACTTTACCATAACGAAAGCATTCGTCATCTTTTTCTTTGTCGCATTTTATGCATCGCTTCATCTCGGGGTGGTTTTTATTAGTAACCACCCCTTATAACTTTAGGTGACCTGTAAGGGGGTTCCCGTCAATTTGAGAGTCTCGCAGGAAATTTCCTACTAGCAGGTTATATCAGTTCCGTGGGCTCTTCAATCCCACAGTACAGGCTACTATTACACTGTTGATCCCATCGCATGTTAGTAGCAACACGATAGGCAGCCTACTGTTGGTGACAAGATTTTATCACCGTCAAAGTCGGCGTTATACGGTGCTGTGACAAATACATTCAATCGGAACGTATTGTACGGCAGAATCTTCGCAATGTGTGCCATCATTGACATTCTGTGGAGCGACGGCTGCCGATTGAACAAGACCACATCGCCGTCCATCAAATGCCGATTGACTACATCGCCCTCAAATAGTTCAATAGTCTTCGCATTAACGTGTTTAAGACTGATTGTGCGCCCGCCATCCGCGCGCACAATTGTCTTGGCACCTGGATATTCATCAGGACCATTTGCAATCAACTTATACAGCTTTCCAATATTGAATGCTGTTACCTTTTCAGGGAACGTTAGATTCATCGCAATCTTCATCGGCACACCAAGTTCCTTCACGCTAATATTAGGATCAGGTGTAATGACGGAACGAGCACTAAACTCCACACGCTTTCCTTGAAGATTTGAGCGAATACGACCTTCCTTAGATCCAAGGCGTTGCTGAAGCGACTTAAGAAGGCGTCCTGACCGTTGTGCTGCGGGGCTAATGCCAGGGATATTGTTATCTACAAGCGTTGCAACGTGATACTGAAGAAGATTTGTCCATTCATCAATTGCGCGTTTCTTAGGGTCTTCCGCAATCTTCTTTTTCAGCATATTATTGGCCTTGATAATATCGATCAACTTGGATGTAAGATCATCCTCTGCACGTTGATTGTTATCCTGCGTCACGCTCGGCCGCACTTGCGGCGGTGGGATGGGAAGCACAGAGCACATCATCCAATCAGGGCGACTCCAATGGCGACTAAATCCAAGAAACTCCGCATCCTCATCAGTAATACGACGCAGCAACCGATGAACCTGCTCTGGCTCAAGAGGCATAACGAGCGTATTTGTATCCTTGTCGTAACCTTCAGGCTTTTCCATACCTGCAGGAAGCTCAAGGCCTTTCAGCTCAGCAAAGATTTTATGAACGGGCTCCTCCTTATACTTAGAAGGCTGTCGTGTACCACAGCCATCTTCGCTATCCTCGCCGCAACGCGTAATGCCAGAACAGGCCTCAAGTGCAAGTTTCCAACGGCTTTCTCCACGTGCTTTAAGAATATGCGCGTGGCGTGCCTTATCGATTAACAGTTTGCCGCACTTGAAGCAAACACAACGCAGCACCTTCATTACGAGTTTGAAGAACTGGGTGTAATAAACCGGACGTGCAAGGGTAAAGTGTCCAAAGTGACCGGGGCACTTGTGGTTATTTTCACCGCAACTGCGGCACACTTTGCCATTTTCAAGCACACCCATACGCGGGTCAAATAGCCCATTGAGTTTGCCATCAGCTGTAGAAGGATTGGTTACCTCGCATACTGAACGGCGTACTATTTCTTCAGGACTGAAGATTCCAAATTGAATCCCCACAATCGATTCAGTTTCAGAGGAACGTGGTAGTAGCGACATCCTTCTTCTGTTTACTCTAGTTAAGTTTTAAACTGGCGGCGTACGGTCAATTTTGAAGGGGTGGCGCAGCAAAAATGACTCGTTATTTTTGGGCCTTGAATTTCAAACAATAAGTTAAAATGAGTCTTGAACTGTTGATTGGCCCTATGTTTGCGGGTAAATCTTCAGCTATTCAAAGTATTGTCCGGCGGCACCAAAGTATGAGTTGGCGTGTATTTGTAATCACAAATACTATGGATACGCGTTATTCCGACGCACCGGCTGTAGTGAACCATGACCGCATTTCTATACCCGCTATAGCTGTTTCTAACCTGATGCCACTACTTTCACACACGGAGTATGGACAAAGTCGTCTTGTTGTCGTTGAGGAAGCACAGTTCTTTCCTGACCTATTGGAATTCGTGCGTGCAGTAGTGGACCGTGATGGTAAACATTGCGTAGTTGTGGGGCTGGATGGCGATGCTGAGCGGCGCCCCTTTGGTAAAGTACTTGATCTTATTCCATACTGCGACCGAGTAACTAAGTTGACCGCAATGTGTAAACGTTGTGGCGATGGAACACCGGCGCTCTTTACATTTGCCGCAGGAGCTCAAGCCGCAGCAGCAAATGCAGAGGGTGTTCCTTGTGTTGGCAGTGACGATCTGTATGTGCCTCTTTGTCGTCATCATTACTTGACGGCACGTAATCCTGAAGCTACTCCGACACTATGCCCAGATGCAGCTGCGAATCTAATTGGAAGAATTTAACATGTGTCAGTAAGGATTATGCCTTTTTTGGCATCTATTGAAGGAACATATGGATTTGGTCAAGGGCTAGTGACTACTGATGTTAGTGGTGCCCCATTTCAAGTGCTCAATACAATAGCAGTATACTTGCGGAATTACATGGCGGATTTCCGAAATCCAAGTTTTTACAATTATCAGTGCGATGGTTCCGGATTTTTCATAAATGATGGTGGTGGTGATATGTATGATAATGGGAATGTGACGACCCCGTGGCTACGTTCAGGAACACAGTATGTTGGTATAGGTGGTTATAGTGCAGCTGCTTATCCAAGCTCTATTACATATACAAATAATACACGCACACTTATGGATACAGATTTTTATTATATTAGCCTTGGCTATACCCAATTTACTGGTGTGCAGGACCCAACTTTTTTGCCACTAACGGTTCTTGGCTCACGCAGTGACGTTGGAGCACCAGTTGGTTGGCAAATTGGTGGAAATTCTGGTGCAGATGGTGGTGGGACTCTTGCATCAGGAATATTGTATAACGGAACAACATTGAACGGCTTTGTAACACATGCTTTTTACAGGGAAACATACAATGCAGGTGACCCATCGCACTGCAATTTGTTTATTTTACTGGGTCATTCTAGGTGGAATTCAGTATTTGGAACAATAAACTCATTTGCAGACCCTGTGTCAAATGGTGGTTGTGGTGGCTACTTTTACACAAGTGGTGGAAGTGTACAAAATATATTAGCAATCCAAACCCTATTAAGCAAAAATAGCGGCGTTCTTGTAAGTGCTGCTGAATGTCAAACAGTTGTTCAAAATTTTACATTACGAATCAAACAAGCTCTAGGATACTGAGGGTAAAAAAAGGGCCTAAGGCGTTGATGCTTTAGAATGATACGTAATAATGGAAGTCAACGCCGAACTTATGCACTCTTTGAATGGCGCACGTTTTATGGAATCTGCTTGCTCAGCCGATACAATTAGTTTGTATAGCCTGAATGAATGTTATTGGGCAGGTCGTAGTCCTTTTTGTGATATTGTAATCGCAGAATCACCAGTCTACGGTAAAGTGCTTTTTTTGGATAAAGAATTACAATCTGCAGAGTCAGATGAAGCAATTTATCATGAGCATCTTGTACATCCTGCACTCAACGCTTTAGCGGAGCGTAAAGAAAAGCGAATATTAATTGTTGGAGGTGGAGAAGGCGCAACCGCACGTGAGGTTCTAAAATGGTCTGAAAATTCAGTAGCTACCGTTGACTGGGTTGATATTGACCACCATCTTGTTGACCTTTGTCGCCGTCATCTTTCGTGGGCGGATGATTGCGTTTATAATGACCGCCGCCTTCGCTTTTTTGGAAGGGATATCAGGGAATTTTGGGCTTCAAATAATAATAAATATGATTTGATTATATTGGACTTGCCAGACCCCGATATAGATTCATTAGTACCTTTAGTTGTATCTGAGACCAGCAATGATTATCCTCTTTATAGTCGTGAGTTTATGCGTGTTATGGCCGAACACTTGACTCCTGGCGGTGCTTTTGTATCTCACTGTGGACCAATTTCCCCTGGTGGCGACCCACACGTACGTCGTGCCGGACTAATGATGATGCGTAGTATGTGCCAAACAATTGGACTTGGAAACGGGTCTATGTATCATACAACAATACCATCATTTCAAAGTTCTTGGGGATTTTTTTTGAGTTGTGAACCATCTGATGTTGATAAATATCCATCTGGACTTGCTGTTATGGATAGCGATGCACAGCAAATGGCATTTCATTGGCCACGCTTTTGGAATAGTCCGTTTTTTGGACACAGTGGTGCTGCGTCATAAATCGTTTGGCAAATAAGTGTTTTTTAATAGATTAACCATGGGTGGAATATTTAGTACAAAAGTTTCTGAAACTAATTCTGTAAAGGTATTACCCGAATCATACAAATCAAATGAGGAAAAAATCATTATACGCCATCGTCCTACGTGTTATAGTGCTGATTTAGAAAAAGGTATAACAGAATCGACGGAGAATTTTGTACAGCCTGATACAAAATCGCCGTAATATGCCCGCTGCCGGCAAAAATTGACTGAGGGTCAACACTAGGGTGAATGTTAGTCTGAATCAAAATGCACCGTTATCCTACTCGCTTTGCCGCGATGAACCGTTCTTTCTTCCCTTCTTCCGCTGATGATGCGGAGTACAATCCTGCGGATGACACTTATGATGCTTCCGAGGATTATGAGGCCTATGCAGCTGCAAATCCGTACAGGGGCTATCGCCGCAAGTGCAACTCTGAGGATGACATGGAGTTTGTGCCTGAGGCAGAGTTCTACGATGAGTCTGAGGATTACGAGGCATATGCTGCTGCAAATCCGTACAAGGGCTATCGCCGCAATTGCAACTATGATGATGATGAGTTTGTACCCGATTCTGTCGAGGATGATGAAGATGGGTATGATGCATACGTTGCATCAACTGGCTTGTCTCTAAAGTCATACAATAATGATGAGGATTATGTTGTGAATCTGAAAGGTTGGACCAAAAACATGGGTCATCGCCCTGTTACCCGCTCTATGACTCATAACACGCGGCAGCGTTGTTAATGGTTGAGCAAAACAATAAAAAATCAAAAAAAACTACAAGACAATATTTTGATTTTGTATTTTTTTTTTACCCAATGAGTTGCCGCAAACGCTTCATACGAGGCATACGAACTTTTTTCGTACGAACTTGTGGTGGAGGAAGCATGGTAATTGTTTTAATAATTTTCGTGTTTGGTGGCTGCGAAGCAGTAAGTAGAACTGCGTTAATGATTGGCAATGGATTACACATTTGACAGTAAGCATTAGTGCATTTAATATAGGGAGTTTTACTTTGCGCCGAATAGTAAGGCGGTGGTGGCGGGGGAGGTGGTGGTGGAAGTGGTGCCGGTGGGGGAGGCGGTAGCAACATTAATGGTATATATGTCACTATATTTTTTTTTGGCATATAAATATTGCGTCCATCAAATGCGATGTTCGGCATAAATACTTCATCGGCAATGTGTAAGTTGGGTTCACACAAGAAGTTTTGCATATCATGGAAATAAATATTAAGCTGAGTTGCAGAAAATATGGGTGGAAGTGGATAACAAATTGTGATATTTTTGCCAATATCACGGCTGATATAAACTTCAGGAACAAGCAGCTTTCGGCCATCGTGATAAACAAATGGCAAGTATTTATAACCTGCGTGATAAAATGGCGGATTTGCTTCAAAGAACATTTTTATATCTTCGTAGTTATATTGATAGATTATTTCATCCAGCTGCTGTAGTGGCTGTAGTGGCTGAGGTAGAGCCGGTTTGATATCTGCTTTTATATTTAACAATCCATGTCTTTCAACTATTTCACAGACAAGCGTCGCAATAGCATCACGAGCGGTATCTTTGTAATGAAAGAGTCTATTCGAAATGAAATCGACAAGATAATCTTGATAAAGAAACTTAACATCAAGAAGTTGAATCTCGGCAATTATTTTATTTGATGCGTGAAGGACATACTCAGGCATATTAATTTGTTCAGAATATGTATCTTCACATGCCGCAGATTCACGCTCCGCCGCTTCCCTTATTGCGGCTTCACGCTCCGCCGCTTCCCTTGTTGCGGCTTCACGCTCCGCCGCTTCCCTTGTTGCGGCTTCACGCTCCGCCGCTTCCCTTATTGCGGCTTCACGCTCCGCCGCTTCCCTTGTTGCGGCTTCACGCTCCGCCGCTTCATATTCTGTCCTTTCAATCGATAAATTATCTGTAATCATATTTTTTGTTTTAGCCTTAATTGCTTCGCATGCCTGCTCTTCTTTTTCTTTTTCTTCCTTAGCACGAATGGCTTTCAATTCTGCAGAACTTACTTTAATAATTTTATATGGCTTTGGCTTTGGAAGCAGATGTTGACCATGTCCTTCTGTTAGATCATACCATCCATATCCACCACGGAAGGCTTCAGTAAGTACTTTATATTCAGGAAATATAATATCCCAACTTTTTTTATCTGTTCCATTTTCAGTCCAGTATACGATCTCTGCCTTTGAGTCTTCAATAATTTGGACTGGTGGTTTTTCAACTGCTGTGTTGACCGAAGACTTCATACCGAAAGCAACCTTCTTTGGAACATGTATCCGCATTGCGGACGGTTGACGAATGCTAGATTTACTGAAAGAATTTTTCATTTGTTAGAAGTAAGAACGAACAAAGTTGGTGAATTCTAATTAACATATGCTTCAATTTTTTTGTCTAAATAAAAAATTTAGTGTTCGGTTAAAAAATTTAGTGTTCGGTACCGTCAAAATTAAAAGTTAAGACCACCCTTGTGGTGGTCTTAACTTTTAATTTATGACGGCAATGCCTTTAACTTCAAATTAAGACCACCCCATTTGGGGTGGTCTTAACTTTGAGAGTCAACGGTACCGTGGCTTTCCGAATTTAAGCAACGGCTCTAATTAAACAGTGTCAGTCTACGTACGACCGATAGAAAATCACTAGTTTTTTTCTCAAAACAGCATTGACTCAATGCTCTTTTGTTAAAAATAAAAAAAAAGCACGTGTGGTGCTTAGTTGGAGTAGGCCAGACCACCCATGCCGCTCATGATGCGCAGCACGTTGTAGTTCACGGCGTAGATGCGCACAGTCGCAGACAGCACGGAGCCGACCGTGTTGTTGGACAGGGTGAGCAGCAGCGTCGCGTTATCAATGCGAGAGAAGTTGCAGCTGCCGCTGGGCTGGTGCTCCTCGGGCTTGAGTGCGAAGCTGTACACGTTCACGCCCACCGCGGGGATGTTGGTGTGGTGTTGGTAGGGCTGCACCAAGTTGAAGTACTTGCCTTCACGCTCCTGGAAGCGATCGTGGCCGTTCAACTGGATCTTGGCCGTCACCACGGGGTTAGCACCCGCCAGGCCCTCCACGCGGGTCACGGAGTAACCAGACTCCAGCACCGCGCGGTCCCACCAGTCGGAGTAGTTGAAGGGCTGCTGTCCCTTCCAGGGGTTGATGATGGTGTCATCGCAGCTCACAAACGAGTCGCGTTGCACAACCCACACCAGCTCCTTAGTGGGGTGGTTGAAGTTCATCTTGATCTTGTTGGCACTGGAAGTCACAGACTCGCCACCAGTGAACTGCAGCTGCTCGATCAGGTACTCGTGAGAGACCTGGGCGAAGCGGCGGCGCTCATCCGTGTCCAGGTAGATGTAGTCTACGAACAGGGAGGCAGACACCAGGCCAGCGGCGGCCACGCGGTCGCGGATCACGTGTGGGTTGGCGGTGTTGGAATAGTCCCAGCACAGGTTGGACAGCACGTTGAACGTGAGCCAGATCTTCACTTCGTGGTACTGAAGGGCGATAAGGGGCAGTGCCAGACCAGGGTTGCGGCAGAACCAGAACTGCAGCGGGATGTACAGAGTGTACTCAGGGGCACATTTCTTCACTTCAGACACCGCGTTAGGCTCCACGTTGGACGCGCAGTCATTGTCGCACGCCTCACCACCCTGTACCAGCAGGTTCACCAGGTTAGGCACATTGCCCACCATCTCCGCATAACCGGCCTGTTTGCCAGGCTCCTGGGTCAGCTCATTCCAGATGTGCAGCCAGTCACCGTAGTGCTTGTCGATCTGTTGGCCGCCAATCTCTACGTACACGTCCGCGATCAGGTTGTGGCCCACCCAGTTCAGCCAGCGGAACTGCGCACCAGAGCCATCAGAGGACTGGAGCACCACCTGAGGCAGCGTGGCCTGCAGGTACACACGGTGGATCAAGTCACCGTTGCGGCTGATGGTGCACTGCACCTTCTTGCCGAAGTTCGCGGCACCATTGAACGTCTGCTCAATGGACTCCATCGCGAAGTTGGTGTGGCGACGGTAAACGACCTTGAAGACAAGGTAAAATACCCTCCCTTTCGGGAAATTTCGGGGCCGTTGCTCCCCAGGGATTGGACTATAACTTAGACCCAAGAAAAACACTTGGACCCACTACCATTTAGTCTCTGAACTGCATTCATGCCGAGTGCAAATATTCAAGCGCTTGATTGAGTTTTTCATCATCCAATAACTTCTTTGAAGTGAAGTATTTATTTTTTAACGTTGGATGATTTGCTACCGCATATCCTGAACCTTGATATTGTTCCGGTCGCGGTTTAACATATACAACATACATTGGAAGTTCGGCATGTGATTTTCTATGAGCAGTCGCTAATGCTAGTTTGTGCTCATCTGAAAGTTTCTTACCAAAGAAATGATGCTTTTCACCTGATTTTGCGGCTGAGAGTTTAGCCTTAAATTCGTCACTTCGAGGCTTCCCAAAATTGTGATTCTTTTCACCAAGTTTTGCGTCTCTCATTCGCACACGAGATTGTTCGCTATGAATACCTGCTACACCACCAGAACGAATATTGTATCCATTTGGTTCTAGCGCATTGTAGATTTCAATAAACTTCTTCTCGTGTTCATCAAGTAATTCATCATTTATTTCCAATAAAACTTCACATTTCATTTGTTCTTGTCCATATTTCTTAATTGCGTTCTCGAGAAGAATACAACTACCTGGGCATTTGAAATGTTCTGTTTTTCTTTTTTCTACATCCCTTCGAGTTTGACCAATGTAGATCTTGCCGATGGGAGAAGTTATGCTGTATATGAAACCCATTTTGTTTAACAAGCGATTTTGTTGACTCAGTTTAGAACTTGGCTGCGGATTGCCCATTTTGTTCTTAGAAGAACACATCATTCACATTTTTACCATACCTGAGTTTATTCTCAGCCATCTACTACCTTTCGGTGTAAACTTGGTATTGAATGCTTTAGGGTGTTCCCGCAATTTGATAGTGTTGCCATCAAAGCGATGACTAGCAGCTGTGGTAGTCTTTAATTGACTTCAGGACCCACTAACGGATTTGCCGGGCACTTATTCCTGTTTGTACCCGCCGACTGCTTTTCAACCCCCTTCAATATGTCGAGGTGATTTGTGGGTTACCAGTCAGATAGATATCTTGTGCGCCATAGGCGACGAGTTGCATTAAACCACCAGAGCCCATGTTTTATATCCTGCCCCGAGAAAAAAATTTTCGGACTCCGGGGGTTTCAAAAACCGCGTTTACCTGTTTTTTTGCGGATCCTTTAACGTTAGCATCTAAACATTTTATGAGTTTTCAACTATATTTATAATGGAAGGCGAGCCGTTTGGCCTTGATTATCTTTTGCGAGGCGGAATAAGTGGTGGCGGTGGTGCTGAAATAAAAGATAATACAAAGCACCTAAAAGGCCCTGAAACTGCAAAAACACTTGAATCATATCATAATGCTCAAATAGCCAAGTTCCGTGAGGAAAAGTCAAGATTGGATGAATTAAGAGCATTGCTAAAAATCAAAAAATCTGAACTAGCAAAAGTAGATGAAGAATTTAGTGGCCCCAGTTTAATAACTAACGCAAGTGATATTCTTGTTTTAACAAGCAGACAACGATTAGAAAATGAAATAAATGCCCTGGAAGAAAAAATAACAAAGTATGAAAGTGGCGAAGTTGAAACAGATTACTTTTTACGAGTTGGTGAAATTTTGTTTTCATACAGCGATGCACAAGAACGTATTGCTGGTGGTGAAAAACCTATTGAAAATTCAGTAAAAAAGGGTCGTGTTCCAGCAAACAGCGTATACTCTTATTTTTCAAGCAATGTGGATAACGAAATTATCACACCGCCGCCAAAAAATAGCGTGCTAGTCGATATTAGTGGCGTTCGTGCCTCTGAAATAAAAAATACAATTGGATTCAAACGGGATAAAGCACTAGAAGCATATATGAGTGCATTAGATCCTGATAAGATTCAGCACGAAAATTCACTTGCGAGTAGTATTGCAGAAGATTATGGAACGTGTCCAATTTGTGATAGTGAAATGCTTTTTAATGAAACATTTTTAGACTGTCCAGGATGTGGTTATCGTGACTGTATTTTAGTAGATTCAGAAAAACCGTCTTATAAGGACCCACCACGTGAAATGTCTTATTACGCATATAAGAAAATAAATCATTTAAATGAATGGTTAGCTCAATTTCAAGCAAAAGAAACAACTGAAATTTCCACTGCTGTATTGGATAGTATTCGTGCTGAACTTAAAAAAGAACGTATAACCGATATGAGTAAGTTAAAGCCATCAAAGCTCAAAGAAGTAATCAAGAAACTTAAGTTAAATCGTTGCTATGACCATGTTGCTCACGTGTTGAATCGTCTTAACGGCATTTCCGCTCCGGTATTGTCGCGTGAAGTTGAGGAGAAACTGCGGTTTATGTTTAAAGAAATTCAATTTGCTTTTGTAAAGCATTGTCCTAAAAAACGTTCCAACTTTTTATCATATAGTTTTGTACTTTATAAATTTTGTGAATTGTTAGAACTCGACGAGTATTTACCGTGTTTCCCGTTACTAAAATCCCGTGAAAAATTATATATGCAAGATAAGATTTGGCAAAAAATCTGTGAAGATATGCGTTGGGAGTTTATTCGTACGGTCTAAAATATTTATTCATAAAAAAAAAAAGAAGAATGACCTGTGTTCATCTTGGGTTTGATATGGGCATTCGTAACTTAGCGTATTGTCTAGTACGTCACGCAGCAGACAAAACGTGGAACATAATGGCATGGGATAATATTGATTTATTGGAAGGCGGCGTAAGTTCGCAAAGTGCAAAAAAATGCGTTGGATGTGGGAGTATAGCATCTTGGATTTCAAACAGTGATTCTGCTAAATGGTGTAAATCGTGTGCTACTCAGACGCGTGTTAAAAAATCCGCAAAACTAAAGCCAAGTCTGTCTGTACTGCCTTGTGCCGTGAGCGCCGCTTCACTGCGTAGCCTTGCGCTTAATGCTGGCGTTGAAGACGCAAAGAAAATGAAAAAAGATGCTTTAATCGAGTGGGCTTCGTCGCATTATCTAATGCCGTGGAAACCAGCAAAGGCGATGGATTCATCGCTAGGCGCGATTTTGACAGCTATGGATAAATGGTTGGATTCTACACTACCTACATTTGCTGCCGCGACGTTAATACGTTTAGAAAATCAACCGGTCATGAAAGGTCCTACAATGAAATCAGTTCAGATGATTTTGTATACTCTACTTTCGCATCGGTTGACACGCGAGCATAACTGGAACGGACGGATTGAATTTGTACACGCAGGTGTTAAAACTCGTGGGGCGGGTGCGGCCGTTGGGGTGCCCAAAGCGGTTGATTTAAGTGGAGCGGTTGTGGGTGAAGTTGGTAAAGCCTATAGAGCACGAAAAGCATCTGCAGAATCTGAGACTATTAAACATCTTACGGAACGTGGAGCAGATGGTGCAGTGTGGCTTAGCTATTTCGAATCTAAATCAAAAAAAAGCGATTTAGCGGATGCTTTTTTAATGGCACTCCGTATTTAAAAAATATCCAAAATAGAAATGAGTTCGTTTAACTATGCTGGCGGAACAACAATATATGTCCGGCAGGATAGTGGATTATTTCAAGTTAGCACCGATGAATCAAACTGGGCTAATTTTAGTTTTCCTGTTACTGTTACAAATACTAATACAGCAGGTGGTTTATTAAAAATATATTTTAGCACAGATTTAACATTATCAAGTGTAAATAATTATTTTTCATGTGGAAGTAGTCACATCCAGTTTGGGTCAACATCGTTAAAATCTGATGGTAGCCGACCGATTATTGAAGCGGTCAATAACTTTGACGGATTTATTGAAAATGGAAATTATGGAGTTACATCTGGAAATAATAATATTTATATATACAATATTATTGTTAGTGCGTCTGGTCAAAATACCCAAGTAGGTGGTGGTTGGATTGGTAAAAAAGGATTTGGTATTGATGCAACAAATAACTATATTATAAACTGTACATCTACTGGAGATTTGCCAGGAGGTGCCACTGGCTCAGGTGGTATTGTTGGTGCATACGCAGGTTCAGGATCAGGTGCGACATTATACATAACTGGTTGTTCAGGTTCAGGTAGTATTGGGCAGCTTGATGGTGGTATAGTAGGAGCATTTGCTGGTAAAGATGGAGGCACTGTTATATGCTCTCAATGTTATTTTACAGGAACAATTGGAAATTTTGGTGGTGGTATTTTTGGAGATTATGCTGGTGATAATGGTACTGTTGAAGCAAATAAATGTTATACAACTGGGGCTATTGGTTCAAATGCCGGCGGTATTTATGGACGTTACGGTGGAAATAATGGTTCAGCGATCGCGTCAAAATGTTATAGCAATGGCAATATTGGTACTGATGGTGGTGGAATTTTTGGTATCGGTGCTGGTTCAAGTTCTGGCTCTTCGATGGCATCTAATTGTTATTCATCTGGAATCATAACAACAGCGGGGCGAGGAATTTATGGAACAGGTAAGGTTAATGGAACTGAAACAAACTGTTACGCTGCAAATAATAATTGGAGCGATTTATCTGCTAACCTAGCATTAACCGGTGTTCCTATCAGTACAAGTAGCGTCGGCACCGCTTGGGTTTCTACGGCTATAAATTCGCCATATGAACTTTATGCAATTGGATATACCCCCTATACAACATTTATTATCAATTCATCATATGAACTTATACAAACATACAGCCAGATAATTACGGCTGGCGGTAGTACAATAGTTTCACTAGTAGCAGATGCTTCTGGTAATAGTTTTATAATTTTAGAAAAATCAGGGGGTAATAGTGATTCATATAATACAATAACTATGAGTGTTCAAACCGGTGCTATTTCAACAACAAGCGAAACAATGCCTGGTGATTATACTATCGTTTTACGTAGTGTAGGAAGTTATAACATAACATTTTTCAATTTAACAGTAAATAGTGTAACTGTTGATGCTAATGTATCTTGTTGTGAGCTTGCTCTCAACTTGACCGGACTTGATTATGATATGCGTGATGATATAATATCTGGAAATTATCAAATAGCAAATACAAGTGTGCGCCGTACTCCAATGAGTTATACAGATATGTTAAATATAAAAAAAGCCTATGCGGCTAAAGGCTAATTTGCGTTATGCCGTCTAAAACGGTCTGACTTGTGTAAAAAGAAGGAATGTCTGGTCCGACGATTCGTATTAATGATGGTGCTTTTCCCGATGTAGGTATTGCGGATGCGGGTGGCTCGGCCATTGAAATCTCCGACATTAATGATTTTGACCTTGGTATGCTTGGAAATCAGCGAAAATTAGGCTCATCTACACCTCCCACAAGTTCCAGTGGCCCGGTAATGACGTTAAGTAGCGGTGGAGGTGGCCTTGATGATGTTGAAGTTGTTGATTTAGATAGCGGCGGCGTAAGTTTTGACGTAAAGCCCATTTCGGGACCGGCACCGTCTGATACAATTCGGATTTTGCGTGACGCCGCTCCGCCGCCGCCGGCACGGCCGATTGATAGTACACTGAATCTTTCTGGACTAGTTCAACCTGTTGCTACACCTGCTCCAACACCGGCACCTGCAAAGCCCAGTGGATGGTTTAGTAATTTAAACCCATTTTCTTCTACGGGCGGGTCAACGGCAGTACCGTCATCTGAAACTAAGTCTGGATGGTTTAGCAGTCCTGCACCTCCCGCCGCCGTGCTGCCTACCCCTGAATATTTGACGCCTGAGCAAGAACTTACTAAGAAAACTGAGGGGCTAACTTTACTTGAGCGTATGGATCGTAAAGGAATCGGCGGTACAAAGATGACAACCGCAAATACTCTTGAGGAAATTAATGCGGAGGTTGCACGTCGTAAAGATTCTAAAGGGCTTGAAGCTAGTATTCGTTTTCAACGGTCAATGCTAACGACTGTTACAAGCGGTATGGAATTTTTGAATAGTAAATATGATCCACTGGGAATTGCGTTAGATGGTTGGTCCGAGCAAGTCAATGAAAACATTGAGGACTATGATGAGATTTTTGAGGAATTATATGATAAGTATAAGGATAAGTCAAAGGTCGCACCAGAAGTGCGACTTATTATGTCGTTAGGACTTTCGGCAGCAATGTGCCACGTTACAAATACTATGTTTAAATCTAAGATGCCTGGTATGGACGATATTTTAAAGAAGAATCCAGAATTAGCACGGCAAATGGCACGTGCGGCCGCTGAGCAAGCGGTCGGCCCTGGTTTCGCTAACTTTGTGAGTATGGGAATGCCTGGCGGCGGTGCCGCACCGCAGTCTCGTGCTCCGCCGGCACCGATGCCATCTATGCCGCCGCGTATGTCAGTCTACGAGGAGGAGGAGCGGCCGATGATGGCACCAATGGGCGCAGGTATTGGTGGACCTATTCCGTCGCTAGATCCGCGCGGCGGCGTAGAGGTCGGCGGTGCACCGCCTATGACAGCGCGACGGGAAATGCGAGGACCTACCACTAACGTTGACGACATTTTACAAGCATTGAGTATGAATGGTCGCGGTGGGCCTGAGCGCACAGTGCCTCCACCTGCTATTGATGCGGAGGATGTTGCGTCTGTGGCAAGCGGCATGACCTCAGCAACCGACCGTCGTCGAGGGGTAAGCCGCCGTAAGCCAACCGTAGCGCAGCCTACTGGCGCGACGCTGACGCTGAATGTATAATTTCTTTTACAGATAATTATCAATAGTTTTGATAAATATCTTGTGCTCCAAACAATCATTTACGGTGAATGCGTCGTGTTTTGTTGCTTCGGCGGCCGCCGCGTCGCACGGTTTTTCCAGCACCTGGTGGCGGCACGCTAAAAAAACCTTTGAATTTTCCATAAGCACTAGGCTTAGTTTTAATTTTAGCATCTTCGATTAGCACATCTCTGATACCTTTAAGACTATAAGAGCAAATTTCAAGTGGTGCACCTTGTACACCAGCTACTTTTGGAATACTTACTTTGAATTTTCCAGTCGCTACATTGAAATAAAGAGGCACAGGGTCTGTTTTATATTTTTGATAAATCATTGGACCTGGGAGATAGTCAGGTCTTCTTAATTTCTCTAGTATTTTAAAATCACGCTTATCTTCTGGCAAACTGTTAAAAAACTGTCCTAATTTAATGGGTATGAATAATTTCAAAAAAGTTTCAGTCGGTATGCTGTAGAGTTTCATAAATTTTTCAATTTCATCTTTTTTACTGGATTTAAATATTCCACTTGAAGCATCATAAAATTCATTATAAAATTCATCAAATGTATTAGCAAAATTTGTAAAAGCACTTAGCTTCATATCAACATTTGTATTTGCCAAAAAATCAATACAATTTTCAAGCACACGTGCCAATATTATTTTTATGCCAAAATCCTTTGAAAAATTACCGTTTAGATCAGTTAAAAGTTTTTCAGCAATAATTTTATACTGTTCATCTGAAACATCAGAATTTGATTTCAAATCTTCAATTAATTTTACTAAATTAACGTCAGTATTTTTCGTTCCTGTACCTGGTGCTGGTTCTTTTTGTTTTCGTTGCGGTTCGGCACGGGCAGCCTCTGCGCCTGCGTTTGTAGATGGTGCTCCTGGTACTGCTGGTGCTGCTGCCGCCCCAACGCCTCGAATATGCCTGTTTGCTTTTCCTCTTAGTAGTCGCGTGCCTGGTCCGCGTGTACTTGCTGCTGTACCCGCACCTGGAACATTCCGGCTTTTTAATGGTCTTCCTGATAAATCGGCAATGTTGCTTGGCGTATTGCCAGTGACTGCTGCTGTCCCCGCAGTCGGTTTATTCGCTGGTTCTTTTGCTTTTGTGGGATCTGCTGGTGGTGCTAGCGCTGGTGCTGATGCCGTTGCTGTTACTGATGCTGGTGCTCCTGGCACCGGTACTGGTGCTGGGCTTCCGTTTCCGTTATTTCGTAGTGCTGTTTCTGCTGGTGCTGGGCTTCCGTTTCCGTTATTTCGTAGTGCTGTTTCTGCTGGTGCTGGTGCTGCTGGTGCTGGTGCTGGTGCTGGTGCTGGTGCTGGTGCTGGTGCTGTGCTTCCGTTTCCGTTATTTCGTAGCACTGTTTCTGCTGGTGCTCCGTTTTCTGATGGTATTTCCGCACCACGTTTTTTTAATTCTCCACGAATTTTTTCCGTATATTTTTTCATAGAACCATTTTTCCGTGCTTGACTAAGCCATTTTTTCAATAAATCATCTGGAAAAGATGAAAAGTTCATACTCTACTAATTAATGTTTTTTTTTTCATTTAATTCATCAATTATCGTAAAGTCGCAACGTTTGCTTCATAAATTTCAGCCGGAGTCTTTGCATCCTGACCGCACCAACTCGGGATCATACAAAACGGGCTGTTTTCATTAGCGGCCACCCAAATCACAAAAAAGAAAAGTAATGTCACCCAAAATGCCGCTACTAAATTGCGAGTTGCGACGAAAATAACAGTAAAGAAAATCAATGGACGAATCCACGTTCCCTGTAAAAACGCTTCTTGCTTTTTTGTAAGTTCAAGGGTCAAAAAGCGTCCTCCAAGATTCAATAATAACATCAACATTCCAACAAGATAAGGATTGGTTTGAAGCCACATTATTGTACTACTCAATGGATCCATACCACCCATCATTGGCGGAGCGTTTGGTGCACCAGGGATACTTGGCGACGGCGTTGGTGCCGCAGGTACTGTCGATGGTGCCACCAACGGCGCTGCCGCATTGTTGACTGGTGCAGGAGCTAATGTTGGATTACCACCTTTTAAACTGCTTATAGGCAAAGCAACACCACTATTACTTCTTTTTCTTCCCATGAGACTCCTTACTTTACAATGCGAAACTTGATAATAGATTTACATCAGCAATCCAAAAAAATACTACAATCAATGACAATATTGCCAATAATGGATTAATGCTAGCTAAATATACAACTCCTAACCCAGATATAAATCGTGCCAATGGATGACGTGCGCCGTTGTGTAGTGCAGGTAAATACGCTTTATCAAATTCAAGCGAGAAAAAGACAATCAGTGCTACAAGAAAAACTCCTAGCAATGATTCATAATCCATCCGGGGCTTCTTAATTTCATACAAGATTATGTAGTTCCACTATTTGTGCTACTTTGCGCCGATAATCCAGAAATAGCTAATGTTTGTACATTTTTATCGACAATAGCTTCGGGATGCTCTTTCAAAACACGTTCAACATACCATCGCTTGTTATTTGTGACAAAATTCACGTCACTTGCTCCAAGGAAACCTTCAAAAAACTGTGGATAGGCTTCCTGGCCGCTATACAATTCATCACGTGCCTTGCGTTCTTTGATTTGCTCAGCGAAACCTTCGCTTGTTTGCGCTGCCCACGTCGTTAGTAAGAAAAATAATATAGCAAAAGCTAGTGGCGGAAAACCATATTTGAATGTTACGAAAGCGGCAATTGCTGTTGTGAAGAATCCAACTGGACTTGTGAAAATACGGCGTACGTTAGGACGTAGCCGATTTGCGACCGCAGCTGCAAATACAACAAGGCCCGTGATAATCCAATTTAATGACATCGGCGGATACCAAATGGGAACATTAGGCAAAAAACCTCCTCCTGTTGTTCCTGCTATTCCGGGCGCTGATGGTGGCGGATTCATCGTCTTATTAATGGGTTACGATAGTTATCCATCAACTTTCGGGTATCTAAGTCTGACCGTAATGGCAAATTGTCACCATAAAATCGTTCTCCAAAATCAATCACAAACTTTATACCTTTATTGAAGTCATTGCTTATGTATTGAAGCAACGTTTGATGTGCTTTAATGGCATCATCGTCCGTTGGTGCACCTGCGACTTGTGCGGCTATTCGGTTTAACTCGGTTTGTGATAATTGGTTTTCAAAAGCCTCTGAAATTGGCGAACTGTAGCCAAACCAGCGGTCGCGCCAAAAGAAAACAGTCAAAGCAGCCACAAAAACGAATCCTGCAATTCCTACAAGTGTTTTAGTTGGCACCATTCTTATTTATTGGACGTAAAGTAATTTTGGTGCTAAAAACTCGGTGTTGTTAATAGGGGAGCGATGTGCTCAGTTGAAGAAGCTTATAGTATGTTTTGGCAAAATGATGATGGCACCCGGTCGGCACCGTCGATTGAAAGTGCCGAAGGGCGGCGACGAAAGAAAAAACGTCGGCAGCTACTGCCGCCGCAGCCGGCCGTTATAGAACCAGACCGACCTGCTCATCGACCGTTACCGCCTGCAGAACTTTTAGGAGGCGGTGTAACGGAATATACTAGTACACCACCGTCCGCAATGTTAAACGCATATGATACCGCAGAGCATTTTGCTCATCCGTCGTCCGATGTAGATGAATCAACAGTTTACAATTTGGAACCCGATTGGGCAAAGCCCTTTAATAGTGCGAGTGCTCCTGATTGGATTAAAGAACGGATGCCAAAACGGGATGCTGAAACGCCGCTCAGCCCATCACCGTGGATGGATGGTCAGCCGTCGCTATGGCAATCCGTTCCCGATGGTCTCCGAACTCAGTTTAACTTAGGTGGTGTACGGACTGCCGCAGAGGAGCGTGCAGATGAATTAGAGCGTCGTCTTAATTCTATGTTTGCTAAGTTGGATGATTTTGAAAGCGGTCGTTTAGCAAATAATCATATGGAAATTCTAATGTTTATACTTGGTGGATTCTTACTACTCTTTTTACTTGATTTGATTGTAAAACAAGGAACACAGGCAACTGTATTATTGGCTGCAGCTGGCGGACGTTCGCTGTTTAGCGCCGCTACAGCCGGTGGTGGCCGAGGATTGCTTTGGATGTAAAGGAGGGTGTTCTTTACGCAGGAATTCTACCGTAGAAAACCGAAATTAAGCAACGCCTTTGGCGTTGCTTAATTTCGGTTTTCTATCGGTCGTACGTAGGCTGACGATATTTAAGCAACGGCAAAGCCGTTGCTTAAATTCGGAAAGCCACGGTAAGTAAGACCCCAAAGGGGTCTTAGCTTTGAAAACCTACGGTAAAACCTAAATAGTAATTTTCAATTTGTTATTTAAAATCTAATGTATTTCCATGGCACGGGCAGACATAAGGTTTTTTAAATACCGCAGTGTGTCAGAATATGTTCAATAATAAAACTGGGGCGCAAGTAAAATGCACGACTTGTGGAACCGTGCCCCGCGCCCTTTGTACGATTTTGAAGATAAATGCCAATCCGACTGGAATCGCTTAGCGAGCCAGTCGTACGAGCATGCGTTACAATCGCGTCGTAATCGGCGTTCAACGCGGCGTAAATCGGCATCGATGGCGCAATATTGAACACATATGGTGTGTAAAGGGTAATGTTATCTGGATCTACACGCAGATAAGGAATATACAAGCAGTTTTGGAGTTTCTTATATGCGTTACTATCGGCCCAGGCTGTTGAAGTAAGACGCTCCTGCTGAATCATTGTAACTGCTATTGTTTCCTTAGGGACAAGCTTTCCGTTCTTGAGTCGCTTTAGCGGAAAACACTTAACCTCGCCATCTTCACAGTCCAAACAGCTGCTTGACTGCGGAATACCGGCCAGACTTTCCACAAGGAAACCGGCCACTCCCTTATTTTTTGTAAGAGTGCAGACAAATGACTTGCCGGCATGCGGAGCTAGAAGTGCGTAAATCTCAGAAAGAAGGGTCATAATTAAAGAAAGAATGCTGTAGGTTCTTAAACAATGTGTGCAGTCTTATGTAAATATAAGTCAGCACATGCATTATCTGAAATAAAGAAGACTTTTCAATTTTTTTCCAGGAGCAGCTATCGGTCATGCCGTAGATTTCCAAATTTAAACAGCGTCAGCCTACGTACGACCAGTATAAACCCACGGGGCTCTATACAAACGACACGTGCTTTTCTGAAAGTTGGCCTGGTAATTTCACAACACTAGGCGGAGGAGCCGACCCATACATACCCGAAAGAATACCTGGATTTTTTGTCGACGGAATAGATTCAATAGCAGGTTTAAACTCTACAGTTTTTTTTAGTACCGACTTGCGTTTAACTATTTCCTGTGGCGTTGCAATAGCAGGGCCCGTTGTAGTATGACTGATTAAGGTTGGCGTTGTTTCACCTTTCAATACTAATTCACGTGTTGCATTTAATACCTTGCTCCACGGCGATTCAACAGCCCTATAAACTTCGTCATGTGCACGCCAACTTATATATAGTGCATTAGGATAAGTAAATTCAACAAAATAACCAACATTTCTTAGATTCCAAACAAGATAAATAACTGCATCGCCCATATCAAATCTAGGAGTGCCAGGGATGATTTCTGGAATAATATAAAAAACTGCCTTATCGCCTCCCGCAATACGACTTGTTGCTTTGATTTTATTATAAATCTGATTTAAAATCATATTATATGTTCGTATTCGTGTTGCATCGCGTTTTGCTTCCTCTTTGTATAATGATGCCGGATTCAAAACTGGCGGTAAAAGACCTGAAGACATTTCTATAGATATATTTTATTATTAAAAAAAATAAACGAAATACCGTAGAATGATCGGCATAACGGTGTCAACAAATTATGCGGATATACTGGCAATTGTTCTTCCTCAGAATATCAAATTCTTTACTGAATGGATAATAGTAACAAGTGCCGATGATGCGGCAACAATAAAACTAATTACTGAGTCTGGTTTTAAAAAAATATACCGTAGAAAACTTAAATTAAGCAACGCTAAAGGCGTTGCTTAATTTAAGTTTTCTATCGGTTGTACGTAGGCTGACGATATTTAAGCAACGGCTTTGCCGTTGCTTAAATTCG